CAGGCGGCAAGGCCATGAGTATCTGCTCTATTTGTGATCCGCCTGCCCCTCCGGGTTGCGCCGGAGGGGCATTTGGATCGGGAGCACCACCGGACGGTGCGGCACCCCCAACCTGAGCACCTGTACTCACGCCTTGCTGCATCGATGCTGCAATTTCCTTGCGCATCAAATCGAATTGTTCTGGCTTGATCGTGATATCCGTAAACGCCTGCTGAAACAGGTCGAGCATGATCCAAAGCGTTGATCCCGGCGCGGCCTGTGCAAACTGACCGATAGCTTGTGCTGCCTGAATAGCTTCGCGTTTCTTGAATACACTATTCGGTTTCTCCATTGATCCAGCAACCAATTGCAATGTGTACTGTGAATTGAATATCTCAAGACTCATCTCCTTCCACGCAGCGGCTTTTGCCTCACCGATCAAGCCTTTGACCTGATCCATATCCAAATGCTGCACGCACATCTCTGCAATTGAAATTGCCAAATCAGCAACAGTGTCTTCGATCACATCCACTTTCGATCCGATACTGAGCCGCATACTTTCTTGATAACTCTCGACTGCGCTTTCATTCGTGTACGCTTTGAATTGCGTGCCACGAAGCGCCTCGTTCGTGTTCGTCATCCTATCCATTGTCTGTCTGATTGGGTCTTTGGCAAACAAGGCTTCGTAATCGATCGCAGGAGGCTTCACGGACTCGATAAGGTCCGCAATTTTATGTTCGCCAGCTTTCACAGCGAGGAAATGCTCGCCATCATCTGATGGGTCCATAAGCGCCTTTAAGAACTTCTCCGCGTCATCCTTATTGATCTTGTTCGAGTTGTAATAGAAATAGTTGAAAATAGTTTTGCGTATCTTCGCAATCTGCCGGTTGATCTGATTGATTTCATCTTGCTGATCGAGCACGTATGCGGTTTCGCCCACGGTTACGGTGCCACCAGTGCTAAACCCATAACCAATAATGTAGTACGGGAAGAACCGACTGATGTTCATCAAGTCTTTGGCATCCCATACCCACAGAGGCCAGACCCAATCATCACCAGCAAATAACATCACCCTCGACGTGGCACGATCCCACACATAGAAACACTCCGTATAGTACATCTCAAGATACGCAGTGCGTTCGTCTTCCGTGTGCGCAGTCACAGCGGCGTTTGAGTCAATCGCCTTCATCACTATTCCGAGTCCGTCATCACGCTCACCCTCACCCGGAGCGAACACAGCTTTGTGCGTAGGCTTATACACAAGAACGCGCGATGCACTTGCCGTACCTTCACTATCAGGCTCAGGCTTCGTGAACTGAGCGTTCAAGTAGTTCGTTGCGAGCATGGTACGTTCAATCATCCATCCTGCGTCCATCGCATCTGACTGTTCCGCATTCGGATCGATAACCAAATTCTGCGGTAATATGTTATGCAGTCCCGGACCAGAAGGCTTCCGCACTTCCATATTGTGCTCTAGAGCCTCTAGTTGACCGTAAAGCATGTCGAGTTCTTCTTGCTTTTTGGTTCGAGCCATCGCCTCCATGATCCGGGACATCTCTTGCTGCGCCATCTCACGACTATCATCCTTCCGTGTCCAATCAAACTTCAAGACACCAAAGTTCGTGAGCAGCGCAAAACCAGCGGCGCGTTTGATCTTCTGCTTCGCACCGAGCTTATCCTTACGCCGGACAAGCGTGTTGATAACGTCCTGCAATGCTTCACAGAACTTCTCGTCGCCTGCATCTGTCGTTGAGCAAGTAAAGTGAGGGTCTTTGCTGTACGTGGCAGGGAGCATCACGTTGATATTGGAATAGATAATATTCTCGGTGCTGTCACCACGCTTGAACACACCCATCGGTGACTGCTGAGCCTTGACCTGATGGTTGTTGTAATACCGAAACACTTCTTCCCACACCAAATGGATTTGCTCATACGTGGTAATTGCTGAGTCGTATCGCTTCTTCCACGCAGGACCAACTGCCTTGCCTACGACAATCTTGCTCTCTTCATACACACGGAATAGAGGCTGCGGACCTTCAGGTTCTTCTTGGTTCTCTTGTCCGGCTTCAAAGATATCCGTCGTGTCAAGCGGATCGTCGGTCAGATTGCCAGTGTCAGACATTGTTCAAATCCTTGTTTGACTCACACACGTACCGTATCAGAACGTGCGTTCGTTAGCTTCGACTTCTCTCCACTGCATCCACGGCTTCTGACTGATCGGGATCGGTGGCTTGACTTCGCTCGGCTGTGGGAGAAACGCGAGCATGTATTTCATCGTGTTCATCGCGTGATCGTTGTGTTCCTGTGGCGCCTCTTGCAAGCGGCCTTGACTGTCACGCTTCCAGTAATAGTTCGATATCTCGTCCTGAAACCATGACAGATCATCAACAACGTACAGCATCGGACCTGCTACCCTGTCAGGATCGGTCAGGTGCGGCAGACCAACACGATCCGCCAGATACGCATTGACCTTCGCGATACCGGGTACAACATCGTTCATCGCGGGCCTGATATCCATTCCAAGACCTTCCAGCAACGTCGCAATCGTCTCACCAATCTCACCGTGGTTCTTCACCACCTGTTGCTTATAGATCGACGGATCGGCATTGATCGGATCGTCCAAACGCAACCGAGCATTGAAGCTGGTCAAGTACCGTTGCCTGATCTTTTCCACTTCATTCAAATGCTCAGTATAGTTCAAATTCGGCTTATAGAAGCCATCGATGATAATGACACGACCATACTCGTCTACAAAGCCAAGCATATAAACAGTAGGAGCAGACAGACCAAAATCATAACCTTCAACAAGCCGGACCCTAACATGGCGCGTCAAACTCTCCCCAATGTAATCCAAAGCTTCTTGCCTCGTCAGACCATGCACACGAATATCAAACTCAGGATGCACAAGGCCTTCGAACGCAGCCCAACCACCGAGCAGAAACCTTTCACGCATCTGACCATGATACATCGCTTCAAGCGTGCTGATGTAGTCAGGCTCAAGGTTATCCTTGTTCGTGTACGTTGATCCTTCCCATAGATCAATGATACACTCACCAGTTATAGGATCGACTGGCAACGTCGGCACCTTAATCCCACGATCACGATAGATCATGTACGGATGAATGAGTTCCTTGAAGACCCAATTCGCTGTAGGGTTGCAAGTCAACATCATCCATCGCGGCCCTGTGTTGGGCATCGACGGATCATCTTCACTTGTCGGGCGATATGGCGTATTACCACGCAGACGGCCAAGAAGATCAAGTATATCCTTGTGTGTAATTTCAGGGTCTTCGACTTGATCGATGCCAAGCCAATCATATGACGCGCTAAGCAGGTTGCTCGTTGTTTGCCCGTCAGCCTGTTGACGTCCGCGTTGATTGATGTATCTGAAGTCAACCTTTGATTTGTTTTTGAAATGGCATGTATTATCGTCCTTTGTAGGCATCCGGGATATCCAATCTTTCGGACACCAATCGAAGAAGACTCTTTGTAAAGTACCTCTGAGTTTGGGATATGTGGCGCGGCCAAGTAGACCGACGCACCCCGGATAGTCGGATACGAGTTGGAGGGCTTTGATCGCGAGTGCTGTCGTCTTTCCATTACCAAAGCCCCCACCCATGATCTGAAGCTTGTGCCGTGATCGGTTGAACCCGAACTGCACAGAGTCTTCACGGAGATTGTAAACAGTTGTCATGTTTGACTCAAACTAGCGGATAGGAGAACCGAACACCGAAATGCCAAGGATACCGACAAGGATGAACAGGATGAACCACGAACCAAACGGTGCCCACGGTTGTCCTGACGGTCGCCACGGATTGATGCCCCACACACCAAAGACCAGTGTGAAGACATAGATAATCCAGAACCAAATGTTCGCACCCATCGTTTCCTCCTATACTGCGCCGATGTATACCAACCAGTAAAGAACCGCAATGAGCAGCACGAATATCCAAACCCGTGCTGCTCGTTCGCGTGTCATGAGGCTTCTTGCTTTACCTCAGTCGGTTCAGGTTTCGCCTCTTTCAACTCTGTCCGTCCATTGGCAGCACGTTCAAGTATCTCCAGACCGGGACGGATCATGTCCCACTCAGCACCAGTAGTCGGTATGATACCATGTGCCCGACTGATGTACTGAATGATAGCAATTGCCTGCGGACGGGTCATCTCTTACCTCTCTTCGGCGGACTGTCAAAATGTTCCTCTTCCTCTGCGGGTTGCTCCACTACACTCGGAGTCGGTAACTTCTCACGCGGGTACTTCTGAAGATCAATGTCCAACGTGGACGCCACAAGGAACTCCTCAAGGTTCGCAGCCTTCACCTGAATGGGAAGACTTGTCTCTTTGTTCAACACTTTCTTCCCTGTCGAGTCACGAGTGTACACTTCCGCGACGAACACCGTCACGAATGGATTGGGATCAGTCACTTTCGGTGCAGCACCGGTCTCGTCAATGGTCAAATCGCACTGGAAGCGCCACGGGATCAAAGGCATCTCATTCTCCTATCGTTCAAGACGTTTCACACGACTGCGTAGTGATTTCAGTTCTTGCAGCATCAACGGAGCGAACTTGCTGTAGTCAACAAACCAATTGTCGTCTCTTTCGTCATGCGTGATCGCTTGTGGGTACACTTCGTACACATCCTGTGCGATGACACCAATATCGCGCTCACCTGTCTCTTTCCATTCAAAATCATATACTTCGATCTTGTCGATGATCTTGTTTGAGTCAAACTTCTTCAGGTTCTTTTTCAAACGCTTATCCGATGACGTGTTGTAGGTTACGTTGGACGCAGTTGATCCGATGTTACCCATCACAGCGCCTGCTGAATTGAGAAACTGTATAATAACAGTTGTATCCGCAGACTGTTTGATACCAAAGCCGTATTGCGTCCCACCACCCGGAAATGTCATTGAAAGTTTGTATCCGGCAATACCTGTACCAATAGCCATTTCGCCACCACCAGAGATTGTTAGATACTTAACAGTTTGAATACCTAAAGCAACTCCTTGAAAGCCTGAAATGAACGGACCATTTAAACCAGCATCGAATACCATCGCATGGTTCGTGTCAGGCAACGACGGTGACACGGTGATACCTGCGGGCGAATGGATCATCGCACCGGAGTAGATGTTGCCCGCGACACCGAGACCGCCTGCAACGATCATAGCACCTGTAGTTGATGACGAAGACGGTGTTGTTGCTTTGCCTCTTACAGTTCCAGAAGCACGAAGAATATCAAGAGCAGGTATTATTGATCCACCTGCATCATTCAAACCGTACAATTCAAAATCAGTTCCAGCATTGCCACCGCTCTCTGACGCTCCATTACCAAGGACCACTTCCCATCGAGTGAGACTACCTCTCTTACCATTTATCACATTTGCTAGACCTGCTGCACTTGACAAAGCCAAACGTGAGTGAGAACCAGTTTGTATCAATACATCACTACCAAACGTACCAGAACCACCAACATTCAACGCACCACCAATCCCAACGCCGCCTGCGACGGTGAGCGCGCCTGTCGTGGGAGAGGTAGATGGAATTGCCTCCTGCAACTTAACAACACCAGTCTTACGTTCTATCCTAAGAGGAAAAGACAGTGACGCACCGGCATCGCTCAAACTCTGAATATAAAAATCACTACCAACGTTGCTACCTGTCTCTGGATCACCGGCAAGATAGAAGAACCATCGAAGAACGTTGTTGCGCTTCACTTCAATGTACGGACCATTAGCGTCTGTTGCATCAAATGACAAACGTGGTGCAGATTTCTGTATAGTTACATTACCTGCGGTATTTACCGCACCACCAATACCGACACCGCCCGCAACAGTGATCGCGCCAGTCGTCGGAGATGTGGAAGGAATGTTGGTCGGTACATTAACACTTCCACCAGAGTTAATACGAAGTCCCGGTAAAGCATCACCCAATATCTGAAAAGCTAATGATGGTACAGCAGCTTGCTCCCATTTAATAATTCCAATTTGATTTGCAACTAGTGCTTTTCCAAACAATAACTGACTGAAATTTCCATCACTCAATGCAGGCGTTATACAAATAATGGGAGAGTTACTGGCAGAACCGGGTGTTTGAATAGTAAGCGCGCCGCTCATCGTATCGCCAGCCTTAGCGACCTTACTATTCAAACCATTGACGGTATCTGTTCTGAGTTGATCGGTGTATTGCTTCGTCGCAGCATGCAATGCCAATGTAGGATCGGCAGGCAATGAAAGAGGACCCGTCATAGCATCGCCAGCCTTAGCGACCTTCTCATTATCCAATTCCTGTATCGCAGCCTGAACGTTGTTCGATCCTACATTACCAGCAGGAACAAAACTAATACTACCTGCTGCCATGTTCGTGACGTTGACTGTTGGAGTCAAACTGTTCGTTGCGTCATCATACACCCATGTAATATTCGTCCCGTTCTTAATCATGGCGGCGACAGCATCCATTGCCATCTCGTCAGTGTAACCACTGCCAGCGGCAACCTTATCATCCACATACTTCTTGGTCGCGGCTTGAAGATCGAGAACAGGAGGGGCATTCAAAACAAGAAAGCCGGTCATCGTGTCACCGGCCTTCGCAACCTTCTCGTTGTCCAACTCTTGCAACGCAGCTTGTACGTTGGTCGAACTGATATTCCCCGCAGGAGCAAACGAAACCTCAACTGCTGTAGTTGAAGCGAATGGCGTGCCTGCACCACCTGATGCGAAGCTTTGCATGAAACGGGGACGACCAATTCGATGACGCATGGACCGCTCTCCTATTTCTTGTTTGACTTAAACAACTTTCGCTTCGACTTCATTGTACGCTTGCCTTGTGCATTGGCAATCGTTGCCAACACAGGATTTGTCTTACCACTCTGGCTGACCGAACCCTTCGGCGTGCCAACAATTGCCGACTTGGGTCTACCAACGATACCCATCAGAACGACGTCAACGCAACCCAACAATCGCTGGTGGGTGCCATTGCCTTCCACAACACATTGTTCGTTGTATCCATAACAAGTTCACCAGCATACTGAGGCACAAGAATACCATTCGGCTCGCCAGCGTTCTTACGATTGAACGTCGTCCACGGTTTATCCAACGGAGACGTCCCTGCCAAATTCGGAACGATTGCCATATGATCCTCCAAAGGTTGAACGGCAGGACGTACATCGGTGGCTTGGGGGGCGGTGGCCGATGCAATCCTGCCGCAGCATACCGAACAGTGCTCGCGGACTGTTCAGTCTACGCTTGTTCCTCTTCCGCTTCAGCTGCGTCAGCTGGTTCAGGCGGCGTCGCTACGAGCAACTCACCGTCTGCATCCTTGAGCTTCACACCAGCATCTGCGAGAGCCTGTGCCTGCGAAGGAACAAGCCACGCAGTCATTCTTTCGTGTTCCGGTCCTTCGGGCTTGGGATAGTAGATGCCGTCGATGATGGTACCGGACTCGACAACTTCGTAGCCTTCGGAGCCAACTGGACGATCTTCAGTTCGTGCATCGGCATGGGCCTCGTCATGACTGTCTTGCCCAGAGTCATCTTGGGTTGACTCTCCTTCGTCGTACGGCTTCCTTCTGGCCATCTGTCATCCTCCTTGTTTGAGTCAAACATCGATGTTGCTCACTTCAATAGTCGTATCGCCTTTCAAGATAGCGATACGCAGACTCGACGTCTTGCCCTTCTCTCTGTCAGCATGATCCGCAGCCTTCGTCCCTGCACGGTCAAGGATATCTCTATTCGCACTCAACCGTACCTCGTCCTTCTTCGCCGTCGCCGCTAGCAATACAACGTTCGACAACGCACCGTGGGCATAACCCGCGATACGTGCCTGCAACGATGAACTGTTCGCGTTAATCAACTCACTGTAGCACGCATTGAAACAATCTTCGTACACGGCATGCGTGCGGATGCTTACCAACTGTTCATCCGTGATACGAAGCACTTCCAAAATCTCTCTATCGCTGATCCCGAGCATGGTCAACGTCATGACAGCCGCACAAGCCACAACCATCTTAGGTTCAGCAACCAATTCATCCATGTTACGTGCGCGCGTCGCCCGGAAGTCCTGAGGCGATACATCCAGAGGTTGTGGATCGAGCAAGCCAATATCTTTCAGGCTGTCAGGCTGAATTACCCGACCGTCTGCCGTGACAAATGGATCGCCCGGAGCAGGAAGCTTCGGACGATCATGATGTTGTTGAGCTTTCTTCCTCGGCATGTCACCGAGTCCCGAGTGGGTTCCCGTCAAGGTTCGCAGGCGGGTTCGGATTGTACGTCTTCGTGGACCATGACAGAATATTGTTCTGGATCAGGTTCACATGGTTCGCTGTCGTCGGCCCGGCGCAAAGAACTTCCTGTTCAATGGGACGCACACCGCCCAACTCCACAGTTGCGGCGATGCGTGCGAGCTTCTTATCCGTTTGCACACCCGGAGCAGCGCCAGTAAGCTTTGACATCAACTCCCGGAAGTACAATTGGCCTTTGCGGCTCAACGGCCATGCAGAAGCACGACGACCTGACCGATTGGTATGGATCGTGGCGAGAATTGCGACTCCGTTGGCTTCGAACATGCCACCTTTGACTGCGGCTAACATGATTTGCCTCCTGTTTGAGTCAAACAACGTATGATGGCGTAATGTACACCAAATTGTCGCCTCTGTCGAGGCAACAATTTGGTGTTGATATCGTGCCAGTAATTTTGTTATTGACAGTGTATGGAATGTGTGTTATCTTTCTTTCTTACCAGTGCCGAGCCATAAGTAAGAAAGAGGCGGGGGGGGGGGCTGGCCATTACCATCGGGCGATTTGTGGCGCAGCCACAAATCGCCCAATTCATTACTGCCCACACCGATAATCACCAAAACAATAAAAAATTACCGTATTTACACGCGGGCATGAAAAAACCCCCGCGACTCTCAACCACATATTGCGACGTGGCCTCGAAGTCTACGGGGGTCAATTTCGACGACTGTTCCCCTCGGGTGAGATCAGTCGAACTGGCTCTGTACACCTTATATATAGTATGTTTGAGTCAAACTGTCAAGTAGTTGATAACATTATTATTTTACCATGCGTCATTCTGTCGCACTACCTTTCTCAATCAATTCTCCCCTCACCCACCTCTCCCACCTAAGCGCAAGCGCCCCGCAGGGGCACGAAAGTCCCCTGCTAAAGACGCTATCAATGATATACGCTGTTTGACTCAAACAATTTAACCCGACATTACCTAAAGGCTCCTCACCGGGCCATTCCGGGTCATAGGGAAGCTCCTTCGTCGCCCCGACGCAGGTTGGCGAATACAACCCCCGGTTTAAATCTTGGGGGGAGTACGGGGGGAGGTGTTGGTGAGGAGGAATTATGCAGCGATATCAATGGCTTATGTGCGCGTTGCGCGCGCGTAGGTTGTGAGTGGGCAGGTGCAACCTCTGGTGTGTGGGCAGGCGCATGCAAGGGTCGTGCCAAGTGTGTGTGAGTCAAACAAGTAAATTGAATTTAGGTAATACCAATATTTGGGACGTGGATCGGAAAGGGTTGTAGGATTATGAATGGTATCGGTGAGGTTGTGAGGTGTATTATGGTTGTATTGTAAGGGTGCTTTCGTGCGCTTCGCGCGATGCAACCTTACAATGTGCATGCGCTTTAATGTAATACCGGAATTAGAGAGCGAGAGGATTAAATGTAATACCTGAATTAGCGAAATGCCAGGGCGAAATGGATTAAATGTAATACACAAATGAGAGGTATGATTGTATTTATGTAATACCGAAATGAGGGCTAATATTCCATAACGTGTTCTCGCTTTGGGCTCATTTGGATATGGCGCATTCGCGTAGGGAAGGCTAAGGGTGCGTTGGATTTTGTGCGCTGGTCATGTAGCGGACATGTGCGCAAAGCGGCTCAGCGGCGTTTTCGCGTTTTGTTCTTTTGGGGGTTATTCTCAGTTTGAGTCAAACAAGTTATCCACAGGCTAAGTTGACTTGTAAAAATTGCTTGCGCGGTAAGTGGGAAGTGATATCATTTGATTTGGAAATTGATTTGGAGGTTTGGAACGGGACTTGGGACGCGCGACGCGCAAGCGGCTAGGGCCGCAACTGGTAGAGCCCTTAGAGGCATGGTGAACGCGACACGCGCCCATGTTCCGGCCTAAGGTAACGGCCATCGGTGCAGACAATCACGCTAAGACCGTGACTGCATTTTGAAAGGGAAAAGGCGTGAATTACTGTGGGGTGCCTCTTAGGAGGGTCCGCGCTTCTGCAAGTGTCACGTTGGGAGTACCTAAAATTCATTGCCTCCCGTTTGTGCTTCGCGCGCAACGCCGCCTATTCCGTTCCGTTTACTGTGGAACATCCTAGGCAACACGGAAACGCGAACACGCAAGCGATGCGAAAGGGTCTAGCGCGCTAGGCTCTTGAACGCGGAGCACAAACGCGAGGCAATGAAACGGAGAGCGAAAATGAAATGGAACGTAGCGGTTTACGATGATCTCGGAGTGTCGCTTGTTATGACATTCGGAGATGTAAAAGAGACGTGTTTGGAATTCGCTAACGAAATGAACCGTTGGATGGTTGCTCGGCCGCATTGGAAAATGAATGCGACCTATGTTGCCTTCCCGGTGCCTTGCGTGGGTTAAATCGCCAGTTATTGCCGCTGTTTGACTTAAACAGCGGCAATGACGGGCAATTCTGCCCGAATAGGAGAAACTACCATGAAGGCTCTTTTTACCGCTTTTGCGATGCTCGCGATGCTCGGTTCGGTCAACGCGGCCGAAGAGAAGAAAAGCATTCCCGTGGCGGAGTGTGGCGCGATGTGGAAGACCCACAAGGCGTCGGCCGAATACGTGGACCCCGGCAAGGGGAAGCGTTCCGAAGCTTGGAACGAGTTCCGTCGCGTCAAGTGCAGCAAGGCACGCGAGGGGTGATATGCCACGGTTAAACAGGGTCCAGAATAGGGCATTGTTTCAACTGTGGCTGCGTTGTTTAGAGCCTAGCGGACAAAACCCGCTAGGCTCTTTTCGTGCCTTTCGTCGCACGGTACGCGGCGCAATTGGAATGGATTGTGCCTTGGTTAAATGGTGCGGAATGTGGATAGGCATCGAAAAGGATGGCTACACACATTCTTGACTGAGATTGTGAGTTTAAGCCGCACCTTAGGGTGCGGCTTATGCGGACAATCGTGTCCGATACGGGAGGTAATGATATGGCTTATACTGAGCGGAACTTTAAGACCAAAGCGGACCTAAAGCGCGCCTTAGCGGCAGGCTCCAAGGTTCGCTGTTACCAGCCTAATGCGGACGTTACAGGCGCATGGTTGCCTGAGAATGGCACTGTATATTTGGAAGGTCCGCATTTCCCTGAGCCGCACAAGTGGTACGCGCAAGGGGAATTGAAGGATGGTCTTTTGGTCAAGGTGAAGTGATATGACAAGGGATCATGACGACGATTGGTATGATGACGAGAACATCTACGGTCATACCATTCGCTTCGCTAACCCCGGCAGTGCGTTGCGCGCGGCAGGTAAGGGAAACCCCCGAAACCTGTCGTGCCCAACGTGCAAGCGTCGCAACGTACTGACCCCTGCGGATCGCGCGCAGGGCTACCAGTGCGACGCTTGTGCCGATCGCGACGAAAGGGGAGGGTATTGATGGGACGCAGGACAGAGTGTCCCTGCGGTTCTGGAGAGTATCCAACCGCGCAACACGATGGGTATGGGATCTTTCTTTGCTATACCTGTTCCAAGTGCGAGACTGAGAAAATGAAACGTTGGCGCCCTGATATCCACGAACGGTATCAATGCGATGAACCGATTGAGGATGACACATGACGCGCAAAGATTACGTTATCTTGGCGCGTGCGGTCGCCAGCATGGACTTGAACGCGCGAGACAAGCGGCACGTTGCCGATTGTCTCGCGCGTGAACTGAAAGCGGAGAATGGTGCCTTTAAGCCTAGTGAATTCCACAAGGCTTGTGGGACGGAAACGAGTGCGACCAGTGAGGCGCTTGCAGACGTGAAGGCATGGCAAAAAAGGAAACGAGATGCATACGACGATTGACTACGGCAAGCTTGACGGCAAGGCGAAGGAAGACAAGGCGATAGCCGATATCGTGAATTGGTTTGGGGCGGAGAGGTACGCGACCCTCACAGCGGCGTTCAAAAAGGAACCAAAGCCAACGCTGGATAGGTTCCATCTCATGTGTAGCATTGCCGGTGTTCAAGGCTATCCGGTGACGGTTTGGTATCGCCAACTGTGGCCGAATTGATTTGCCTACGCCTAACACGCGGCACATGCTGCGGTAATAGGCGAGCGTGGGGGAGGATGCACCTACAGCGTGCATCCTCTCGCCGCTCAAAATGAGAACAAAAGGTGAACAGGCTACCCGAGGTTGCATTGCGGCCTAGAAACCGTGTAAGGTCGCATTCTGCAACCTGTGCGGGCAGGATGCTGTGTGAGGTTGAAAGACAGAGGTGCGACAATTTGTCACATGGTAAGGGGCATGATATCGTGCTAGGTTTGGGATGCTTGTTTAAGTCAAACAAGATTGAGCATTCCGCTCGCAACACGAAAGAGGATTGAAATGGCGAAAGCAGCAGTAACCGGGACGCAAGCCGCGCCCGCGACGAAACAGGAACTTGAGATTGTTCCGAAGATCAACGCAAAGGCATTGAGCCTTGATGTTGGCCCCAAAGTTATTGGCATTCTTGACCGTTCGCTCAATGAGCAGGCGAAGGGTCTTGACATGCTGGTGCAGGCGAATGGCAAGAAGTATGAAGCCATGAGCCTGATGACGCTTGGGATTGTGAAGGCTGCGCAGGCGGACCCAACGATCAAGCTTGCGGCGGCGTTCTCTGGTGATCGCAAGCAAATGGAAACGTTGAGCAAACAGATTGGATTGGCTCTTGGTTTCCGCGAAATCAGCACCGTCATGGATGGTGACAAGAAGATTGAGCGTGTCGTTACAGCCAAGGCTGTTGCGAAATACTTTCCTGCCGCTGGTGAAGACACGAAGTCAGAGGATTATCAGCGCAAGAATACGTTCCGCGCAAACTTCGCCACGACCATGAAGGCTTGTGCGCAAGCGGCGGAAGGGATCATTCTGGCGAAGGCGAAGGCCGAATTTGACGTGAAGTCCGGTACACTCAGGATCAGCGGACCCAAGGTCAAGGAAGTTTTCGGTTCGGATGATATCCTGCTGAACGAGAATGCCTCACAGAAAGGCAAGGGTAAGGATGAACAATTGGCTGTGAAGCCTTCATTCACGGCGGTTCGTGCCCTCGCTGGTGACGCGCATGACGCACCCGTTCATCGCGGGAGCAACACGCGCGGTACCACAGTTGGAAGCGCGCCAAAGCCTGTGGACCCCGAGACGGCAATCGTGAGCCTCTCGCACACGATGGTGCAAGCCTTGGGTAAGCTGGAAGGCGAAGTAACACCGAAGATGAAAGAGGCACTCGAAGGTGTGATGAACGCCATTGGGGTGAAACTGAAAGTGAAGCCTGCGTAGGTTTGTTTGAGTCAAACAAGGAAGGGAGGGCAGAGAAATCTGCCCTCCCTTTTTGTTGTGGATAACAGTATATATCTATTGATAGCAATCGAAAGGTGTGATACCTTGTTTATCACAAGAGCGGAGTTGCGATATGGAAGATGCAATCAAGAGACTGCAATTGTTCGCTGACATTGTGGCGCAAGCGAAAAGTAGCCGTGCAAGGGAAACAGCGGTCAAGAAGCTGTGTAAAGCCGTGCATCAAATCGTACCTCCGAAATTCGATGCTGAGAAGCTGAAGCGTGCGTTGAATGCCGCGTGTATTGAGCGGCCAGACTTCGCGGACCCTGTGGCGTTTGAGTCAAACAAGGGTGTGGTGATGATGCATCTCAATGGCACGTTCGATCTGGACATGCTGTCGCTACAATACTTCAAACAGGATAGGGAGCAGTTAGATGCAAACGCAGTTCAATGAACTGAGTGACGAAGAAGTTGAGATTGTTATGCAGGCGTTGCGCTTGCAGATGGAAGAAACGAAGAAGAAAATGAAGTACGAAATCGCAGGGTACAACAAGATGAACAAAGACCTGTATGCAGCAACCGAGAAACTGTATATCCGAATGGGAGGAAAATTGTGAAGTTCACGCCACGGCAGAAGGATATTCTGCGCGAGATTATGAGTGGGGATACGAACAAGGCGATAGCCCAAAGGCTCGGGATAACGGAAGGCACAGTGAAGATGATGCTGCATTTGATCTACGAGAAGACTGGTGCGAGAAACAGGACGCAGTTGGCGATGATGAACAGTCAGCGGAACGAAAATGTGATCGGGCGTCTTCATGCTGCACTGTGCGACGCGAACGCTGGCAATGTCGCGCTGCTGGATCGCATCAACAAGCTCAATGATGAGAACTTTGCGCTCGCGGAGCATAAGGACAAGGACAAGGAGCAGGCAGGTGGCTGATATTATCGTGTTGACGCAGCGATATCAATCGCGTACACTAGAAGAAGCATGGAACGAAACCGTGCATGAGTTGCTGTTGACGAGGTTGCCTAAGGAGGTTGTGGATGCAATGCGAACATCGTTCCTCATTGGAGCGACGTTCGTTGCAACACATCAGAAGCACAACGAGGCGTTGCTTGAAGAGGCTCTTGAACTGTTAGATGTTTAAGTCAAACAAGGGAGAGAAGTGATGACACAGAATGAAGTGTTGGGCCTAGCGGCTCAAGTGCAGAACGAGATGGCAAAGGTGGTGTTTGAAATTATGAGGAAGCATCCCGATGCCAAGCACAATACGGGTAGGAGTATTCTCGAAGCGTACGTATGGGATGAAATACAGAGTTATTCAAAGGGCAAGGCTGAGAAGTCTTGGGAGCGAATGGAGAAAGAGGGTGTGTATGAGCCGCCGAAGCATTTGGGCAGGCATACATGCGGAGAGAGCCCTCATTTTGAGATACGCGCAACGGTGAGTGAGCCGGTCAAGCGGTTCAATGAGGCGGCGTTGGCAAAAGCATTGTTGGTGTCGAATTACAAGGTGCCCGAGCATGTGACGAAAGAGTTGATCGGTGCATCCAAGTTGCCCACAAAGCCGATGGTGCGGCTTTCAATCGTGGAGAAGTAACGTGAACAGCGAAACCTGTACGGGAGTGAAGTGACATGCCAATACTGTACAATGTTATGGTGACTGTGAACCTGCCGGATCATATGGAAGTGGCGTTTCAGGATAAGAACGTCACGATGGATGAAGTGACTGAGAAGATTAACGTGTTGTACTCTAATTGGACTTCGTTCGTGATAACGGCAACACGCGCAGGGGCTCTTGTCGGGGAGCCTGCATAGTGCCATTGGTCCTGAAACCGACGATTAAGGATTTCAACCGGGCAGAACTGGAAGCGCGCATCGAACAGGTGCGCGCCAGACGTATGCTATTGGCATTTGATTACCATGCCAGTCAGAAGATTGAGTACGAACAGGAGATGGACAAGGTTGTGCGTAAGTTTCGTGAGCATGGTGACATGCTTGGTAAGGAGTTGGAGAGGTTGGATCGTGCGTTAGACGCTGTGGATAAAAGAGCGTTCAAGATGGCAGAGTTGCAGGCCGAGCACGGTTTGCTTCAAGATTTGTTTAACCAAGGAGGATGAAGTGTACAAGACGTATCTGTTCAAGGACAAAGACCCTGTAATCGATTTGCTGCGTACAGCGGTGCAATTCGAGAGTGATGCTAAGGGCATCAAGTTCGGCACGGTGCTCAAGCGATTGTCGAATGACTCCGGTGTGAGTGTTGGGACGTTGTACAGTTGGTTTGGTGGCGTGACGAGGCAGCCAAGATACAGCAGTGTCGCTGCGATCGCCAGTGCGCTCAGGATACAGTTTCGTATCGGTGAACGTTCCACAAAGTTGCGGGCAATAAAGGGAGGAAGGGGATGAAAGCGAGACAATTCTTGATGATGTTCCTGCGTATCATGACTGACAAGCCGGAAGAAACAACGGTTCGTTTCATTTGTGATGGAGACAAGGAGGTTTTTGTTCGCGTGACGGAGTTTGACGTTGAGAAGAACGTGTTCACCGTCAGAATGTTTGAGTCAAACAAAGGAGATGTGTAGTGCCAGTTAAGTCTCATATCACACACGCTGCCGAGTCGTATGTGTTTCCTCGGTTGTTGAAGCATCTACCGACGAATACGATCATCCTGTTCTATTCCAGCAACTTAGGTTGGGCTGTCGCAAACCACGTTGATATTGGTCTGCCTTGGCAGATGCAAAAGCAGGACAACTATGTCGAGTTTCACGGTGCAGTAACGTTACAAAACGCAAAGGAGAAGTAACATGAGCGTGATGGGATTTAATGAGTTTCAACGGGAATTGCAGAAGCGGCAAATCCCTGACAACATCGCGTATGTCTTGACGATGATGTACGAGCAGGTTGTAGAAGTGAGTAAGCAGGGCGATCAAGCAGCGCAGATCATGTTAGCCCTCGCTCAGACGATGGAGAACATGACAATGCTGCATGAGGATACGCAGAGGAAGGTGCAAACGTATCTGCGTGGCAAGGCTGATTTGGGTATCGACGTGCATAGTGTGGCAAACGAACCGGAGGATTGAGCATGGATGATAAAAAGGATTTGATCGATACGTTGCGTGCGCTTGGGTTCACTGTGGTTGATCTTGAATGTGATGTAATACATGAGCCACTTAAGGAACCGGAGTCGACTGAGAAGAAACCATTCATCGGAGTTGTTCATATCGAGGCGGGCGATCAAGTCCTTTGTGATTTGTGTAACAAAAATTACACGGATAGCGTGGTTCAAGGGTGGTTCTCGTTTCTGTCGAATGCAGTCTGTCCAGCATGCTCCCGTGCTTCGGCTAATGAAGGAGAAACATTCCGTGACTTCGTGTATCGAATACGGACAGAAGTGTCTTGAGAGGAAGCTAAAAGATGTTTGACTCAAACGAGGATTGGTACGTGACGTTCAGTGACTCAAACACATACGGAGATTTCGATGAGAGAAGCGACAGGATACTTAGCAGACGATGGCACATTCTTCGAGCATGCCGAAGACGCAGAACGGTACGAAGCGACGTTTGTTCTGCACGGTGCCTATAAGCAGTACGTTGGGGAGCATGCGAATTTCGTACGCTTTCAGAACGTGATTACCAACTTAGCCCCTGAGATAAGGAGATTTCTCAATGCCCACGAAGGTCCCGAGCACGAAGCCAGTACACTCGCCGAAGTCGAGCAAGCAGCTATCGAGCGAGAAATCCTTAGTGTACGGAAACCCGAGACGCCTCGTGAGCATCCATCGGACGACGGACTCGGAGGCTCATTTGAAGCCGTGGTCGAGCAGTCGGATCGAGGACCTTTGCACATGCCCGACATGGGGGATAGTCCACGGCCAAAAAAGGTACGCGAGTACAGCCCGTTCGATGGCGTTAGAAGCCGGGGAACTGATGCATAAGGTATTCGCGATGGTGCGGATATGGCAGTTGATACGAAGGCAGGGATTATTCGATCATGGTGCAGTTGCAGCAACAAGGATATTCGGTGCTGAGTTGTGGGATCGGATGGTAAAGGAGACAAGAGGCTTTGATGAACGTGATGAACTGTTAGCCATGTGCTTCCTTGTTCTGCATACAGCGAATTGGGAGGATGATCCGAAGGATATCATTCGGACCATGAACAACATGGAGGTAGCTGCTATCGAATATGCGGACGAGAGACTGCGAGCAATGGATCAGTTCCCGATATGGGTGGCTGATGTGAATGATCCGCATAAGCCTGTGGGCATTGAACAGGTGTTCGATGTGGTGCTGTTGTACGAAGATGGTTATAAGATCAGGTACATCGGTACGATCGATGGCTTGGTTGTGGACATTGATCGAGGGCACTTAGCAACGCTGGAAGATAACAAGACTGCATCGAGGATCGATAGTGCGTTCCTCAATGCATTGCATATGAAGTACCAGTTCACAGGGTATCTCGCATGCAGTACGGCTGTGTTTGGTATGCAGGTATTGAACGGTCGTGTGTTGGGAGTGAAGATCAAGCGTGCCAACACTGGTGAGAACTATGTATCTGCCCCGGTGAGTAGGGATTACGATGCCATTGCTAAGTGGGGCATAGACCTGAGATGGTTCATTCAAACACTGTACGAACCGTTTGGGCCTGATGACTACGAGAACGCTCCGCGGTTCACGCATAGTTGCAACAGATATTTCAGGCCGTGTTCGTTGATACCGTTCTGTACGGACACGCCTGAAGGGAGGAAGATCGCGTTCGAGCAGGAAATGGTTCCGGCCGATCTAAGCCCTAGCGAGAGAGGAGTCATCGATGTTTGATCTTTTGAAGTTGTTCGAGAAGCGTAGTGGCTACGCAAAGGCGCAAACGGTCGCAAGTGCCATTGAGTTGCTGTTCGCCAGTGGTGACAAAGAGGATATCGAAGCGTTCAAGATACTTATCAAAGAGATGGAGATTGAAAATGCCAACCGGACCTGAAATCGTACCGAGTGCGGAAGAGATTGCGCAGGAGGCAATGCGTGAAGCGGAGCGCAAGAGACTACGTGATTTGGAGGTTGCTCAAGAGACGTCCACGCCTGAGGAATTACTGGCTCGCATAGAGCCGGAAGGGAGAGAGTTCTATGAGATTACAAAGCAACTCGCCCGCGCACTCATGTTGTCAATCGCTATCAGTACGAAGCGAACGGCTGATGCAAGCGTGCCTGTTGCTGATCCGACAACAGCGTTCGATCCTAAAGAGTTCTTTGAACGAGCAAGTCCAAAGGATAAGCCTAAGCGCAAGAAGGCCAAGTCCAAGAAGCGCAAGGTTCGGTGAGTGTAAATGGGAATGCTGCGAGAGGGATGGGACATGCTGTGGGTGTTGCAGGCTGCACCCTATAAATACATGCTTGCACTTGGCACAATTCCATTCCTCGTCTACGCAGCAGTGCCAGTCAAGATAAGGGTGCAAGAAAAGGCAAAGGTGTTTGAGTCAAACACCTTTGTCAATAGATGGCCTACGTCACCGCTCGTCGAGCATGTGAGGGTCAGAACGATTTCGATCAGGAAGCAGGAACCAGCAGCCGAGAAGCCTGCACAGGAGATAATCATTGCAGATGATGATGCCATTGTTGAGAGTGAGATACCGCCTAGGAAAAAGATATCAACAAGGCATCGGGTTGATATCTGTGCTAGACACAACCGTAGGAAGGTCGTATACTATGTTCGTGGTTACAAGCACTGGAGATGCAGACGATGATCTTCAAATGGTTCAGGAAGTTGCAACGTAAGATCGATATAGAAACGTTGTGGAAGGTGTGTAAGGAAGAGGCAAGAGACATACACATGGCACGCATGGCATTCTTGTTCCATTGTTTGAATGACAATGCGTGGTTGAAAGACTACAGTGAGGATGAAATCAGGAGAATGGTGGGAGAGATGACATGATAGCCAAACCGTCAGTTATGCTCAGGAAACTGTTTCTGTGTTGGTGGGGAGGGTGTGGTGGTGAGATAATGATTGTTCATGGTAACACGGTGTTTTGGGAATGTCAGTATTGCAAGAAGGTAATCAACGAATGAAAAAGTCAAATAATGTTGTGCCTCTTAAGAGGTTACAAGTCGGGCCTGTTGAGGCATGGCAAGGCGATCAATCCCCGGCAAGGGCAGCGATCATGCTGTGGGGGCCAGCAGGTAGTGGTAAGACAACGCTGGCAGCTACAGCACCCGGCAACAAGTTGTGGTGTTCATTCGGAGATAACGAAGCGACACCAGTCAGTAGGCGGAAGGACGTTATCATTGCTGACCTATCTGCGTTGGGTTACGATGATTTGTTTAAACATGCTCAGAGTGATAATCCATTTGGGTTAGACAAGATACTGAGTGAGCGTGATGACATAGAAACAGTTGTTATTGACAGTGCAACTGCGATAGCATATCGTGCGTTGCAGAAGGCTGTGAGTGATAAGTTGGGCAGGGGTAATCAGTTTGTACCAACGATGGAAGCACCCGGAATTGCTGCGTATGGCGGCCGGAATGCTATTGTCTTGGAAACGTTAACAGGTTTCCTTCGTGTGACGGCTAAGCATAACGTGAACATTGTCATCACGGCACACGAAGATGATCCTACGATGAAGACTGAGATGCAAGGGGGTAAGTCAGTGGAGGTTGTTGACTTCATTGGGGTGCAGCTAGGCGGGAAGCTGGTCAATAACATGACGTGGCGTCTCAGTGAGATATGGAATTTGCGTGAGATTAACAGCAAGAGAACGTTGACGGTGAGGAACTATGGGAACCGTCGCCCAATGAAGACGCGAATGTTTAGTACGCAAGAGGTTCCTCAGTTTGAATTGGTCTATGATCCTACGCTGCCTGACAGTCATAAGGATCAGATGACCATTGCGAATTGGCATAAGGATTGGCTAGCCCGTGGTCGTCAGGGGTTGGCTATTCCGCGTGCCAAGAAGTCAGGTCAGTGACTTGTTTGACTCAAACGGTGCGGTCTGACTACCGTATCATCAACTGGCTCAAAAGGAGCGTTTAATATGGTTGCAAACGACGAACCCCTCGGCATTGTCGAACTGGAGGGAAATTTGGCGGACGCCGAGAAGCCGCCAGAGGTTCCTGCTGGCAAGTACGTTGCCGAAGTGCAGGACGTGCAGGCCCAAGCAAGTCAGGCGGGAAATCGTTATTGGGCCATCCGTCTCGTCATTCCTCAGGAGGAATTGCCTGCGGACGTGGCCGAAGCGTACGAGGATGGTGCGGTTCTGTTCTGGAACCGTCAGCTTGTTCCGCGTGACAACCGTGATCGCAGGACGATCTTCGCCCTGAAGAACCTGTACACGGCGCTTGGCCTCGATCCGAATATTACCACAATCAATCCGAACGATTGGATGGGTTGTAAGACTTTGGTAACGGTGCGTATGGGCTCGTATCAAGGTGAGTCCCGAGCGGAGATTGCCAACTTGGCACCTGCGGATCGGGCTCCTGCACGGGCTCCGGTACGTGAACCGGAACCGGAACCGGCGGCCGCGCCTCGTGGGCGTCGTCGGTAGTAGTGTGCGTGAGAGTCGGTAGTAGCGTAGCGTAGCGTAGTGCGTAACGGGAGGGGTGCGAAAGCATCCCTCCTACCCCTGTAACAAGAAGGAGTAAAAAATGTCGGTTCAGAGTGTTACGGTTAACCTAACTGAACACCCTCAGACCGGCTCTGTACAAATGATCGTCCGCACGACAAGTGAAGACAAGAAGACTGTACACCGTGCGGCGAAGGCGCTTGGTATCCCTCAGGCAGACTTCCTGAGGGTCGCAATTATGAGTGTAGCTTGGCAAGTCCTACAGGATAAGACAACATGACCTTTGGTGAAGCAATTGAGTGCATGAGAGACGACGAGGGTGATGGCTTGAAAGTTGCCCGTTCCGGTTGGAACGGTAAGCATATGTACATCGCGCTTCAAATGCCTGACGAAAACTCGAAAATGTCACTGCCGTACATCTACATGAAGACGGTGGATGACAAGTTGGTCCCGTGGTTGGCAAGTCAGACTGACATGCTGAGCACGGATTGGTTTGTTGTTAGCTGAACAAGTCCCACAATAGGAGAAGACATGACCATTGGTGAAGATCGTGTTCGCACAGAGTTCAATCCGAGCAAGACGACGAGAGTCGATCAAATCAAGCAGAAGTCCGCTGAGTTGATCGATATGTGCGTTGAGATACGTGACAGTACAAGTGACAACGAAGTCGGTCGTCTCTGTCATTTGGCGATGACTGACTACGAGAAGGCTGCCATGTGGGCGGTCAAGGCTGCGACGCACTCGAAGGTAGCGAAAGGTTAAGTGTGACTTCGAACAAAGGCACAATAGACCATAGAACGGAGTCTTAAATGTTTGAGTCAAACACGATTGTAGGACCGAAGAGGCTTAGTCAAGAACAAGAGAATGCGATTGATCTGTGTTGTGATTTGAGTGAGCGAGTCGTAGGCGTAACTGGAGGCGCTGGTACAGGCAAGACATTGGTATTAGGTCGGGTGTTCAAAGAGCTAAACGACATGGGCCTGAGTGTTGTGTTGGCAGCGCCTACAGGTAGAGCGGCGAAACGTATCACGGAACTATCCGGTATTGAAGCTGTAACGGTTCATAGGCTGTTGAGGTTCCCTGCGCCGGATGATCCTATTGATCCGAAGGACCCTCCTATCCCCGGTATGCCAAGACATAACAGAGATAATCCGTTAGAGGTAAGGGTCATTCTCATTGACGAAGCCTCGATGCTTAGTTCTGAGTTGTATGACTTCTTGCAGGACGCGATGAAGAAAGATGCTGTCATCAGAATGTTTGGTGACAATCAACAGTTGGCACCTGTCGAGGATAACTCCGGGATGCCTCCGCCGTTCATCGACGTGTTGACGTCTTATCCATGTGTGACATTGACATACAACTTTCGATCGACGGATGACATTGTGAGTAATGCATTGTTGATCTTGAAAGGAAAGCTCCCGCAACGGAACAAGCGGTTCGAGATTATCTATACAGACAAACCTATTGACCAGTTATTGGATTTCTCATCGTCTGAGTTTGCTGACTTGAACCATCAGATCATAATGCCGATGCGCAAAGGCAACAATGGTACGATGCGTGTCAATCCAAGCTTGCAAATGAAGTTCAATCCCAAGGGTCCGTTGCTAAGGCTAGATCGGTTCGGGAACAAGGAAGCGCCGTTAGCGGTACGGAGGAATGACAAGTATCTGTGGATCAAAAATGATTACAACCTCGCGTTGTTCAATGGTGAGATTGGTCATATCGATTGGCTCGATGACGAGAGCGGTGAGCTAGGTTTGCTCGCAGGTAATAGAGCCGTTACCATCCCACCACGGCTGAAGTATTTCAACAGTATGTATGGGCATTGGGTGAACTACGATCCGCGTAGGCAGATCGAGTTGGGCTACGCAATCACAACGCACAAGAGTCAAGGGTCTGAGTTTGATACGGTCGTGTACTGTATCAACAGGCCACAGTATTTTCTGTTGAGTAGGCGTAACTTGTACACGGCTATCACAAGAGCTAAGACGCGAGTGATCCTGATAACGGATAGGTTCGCAATGGGAATGAGCCTGAGAAAGAAGGATTGAGACGATGAAAAGATGGTTCATCATACGACACATCAGGTACTTTTACCTGCTGTATCAAGTCAATCGACACTACGAACTGTGGGCAAAGTTTGGGATGCTGCCCATCAATGCCGATAAAGACTACGATGTACTGGATAAGGTATGGAACGGAGAAGTGTGATGCGTGAACAAGACCTGAAGCTTGTAGATATATCTGCGGAGTTGGTGAAAGAGACAGCGAAAGGTTGGTTGCTGACAGATGGAGTTGTGGAAGACTGGGTACCAAAGTCGTTGGTTGAGAACAACAAAGACGGTACGTTCACGATGCCAACATGGATTGCTAAGTCGAAAGGTTTTATGTAATGACTGTCATCCCATTGGGTCCGAGAACTGAACGTGGTCGTAGGCTGGAAGTGCTTGGCCTAAATGATTGGGAAGCACACCGAAGAGATAACTGCGTCTCAGCGAATTGGGCCGCAGAGGAAATCCATAGACTGACGTCACTGTTGAGGTTCGTAGCTGGTCATCAAGGGATCACGCTGACGTTGCGCAGTCACATCTTGAAGGAAATAGACAAACCTCTGTGTGAGTCAAACAAATGAACTGTCCTCGATGCGGCGAACCAATGGAGATTGGATACGGTCTAGCTGGTGGAAGGATCGGAAATTACCTAGCTGGTGGAGGGATCGGAAATTACTTCTACTGTGTGCGTGCTAATTGCGATGGGTTCGTGAAGATACAGGACACAGAGGAGAAGCAGGTGGATAAGCGATTTGATATGTACAGAGCAACACACGACGGTTTCGAGGGTGCTTTGATCGGAACGTATGCGACGATCCAAGGCTTAGAGGGTGTTGTGTTGCAACAGGTTGGGACTAAAGTCGTTCACGTATATCGTCGTACCAGTGTTGAATTCCTTGGAGAACGTGAGGTTCCTAAGTGACTCACTACATCATAATCAACGGGCCACCGAAGTCGGGCAGATCAACGCTCGCACGGCTCATACAGAAGCGATTGATCGGTAGCCATCAAGCTGAGTTTCATTCGCCGCTGAAGCATTTCTTCTGTGCTGCTTTGGCTGCGAAGTGGACGACGCTGGCAAGTGATAGACCGCGTGGCGTGTTGAATGGTAGGTCAGCGGTCGATGCGTTGCGTCAACTAAGGGTGCATCTCCGAGCACTCTACGGTCCAGATGTATTAGGCAAGTGGTTGCAGTTCCGTGTGTTAGGGATGAACCCTATACCGAAGATCGTCATTGTGGACGATGCAGTGTTCCCTGAAGATGTTGAAGTCCTACGCCTGTCAGGCGACCCTATTAGTCTTGTCAGAATGATCCGTGGGCAGGAGGATAAAGACTTTACACCGATATCAAAACCGGACTATACTGTTATCAATGCCAATGACATTCGGTATCTTGGCATTCAAGCGGATCGGATCACAGGACACATTAACAAGGAGGTTCTTGCCAATGCAAGATCGTGATTACTTTGATGAACAGTTCCGTCTACAAGCTGAACAGATGAACCTTGACGTTGACGTCATATCGGAGGGTCCACTCAATGCAACTATTGCGATTGTCGGGGAAGGTCCGGGTGAACAGGAAGTGCGTCATGGCCGACCGTTTATTGGAGGGGCTGGAACACTACTATGGAATAGCCTTAGACCGTATTCCCTCCATCGAGCCAACGTGTATACTACTAATGTGGTTAAGCGGCAGATTAGTCTTAGTGCAAAGGGAAACGAGAAACATGCCGTCCATCGAGACGAACTTAATAAATGGATTGGGATGGTCAAGTGGGAGCTTGCCCAACTGCCAAATCTGCGAACAGTGTTTGTCATGGGAAACTTTGCCCTCGAAGCTTTAGCTGGTAAGCAAGGCATTACGAAATGGCGTGGTTCTGTATTGGATACTGTATTGCCTAACGAGCATAAAGGTAAGCTTGTCATCACATTCAATCCTGCTTATGCGCAGCGTGAGTTGAAGATGGAACCTGTCTTCCTCATGGACTGTAAGAAGCTAGACTTGGTTGCGAGGAACGTATTCAAGGAGCATAAAGTCGATGCCATCATCAACCCGACGTTCCGTAACGCGCTTGCCTTTATTGCTGATCTCAAAAAGGCAGGTAAACCAGTGGGCCTTGATGTGGAACACATACGAGAAACGTACTGCTATGGTCTTGGCAATGATCCACACCGAGCTATGTGCATCAACTTCAGAGACATGGATAAAAATAGGTTCACCGTTGGACAAGAAGCAGAACTGTTGTTGGCAATTCAAAACTTGTGTGAGTCAAACAAGGTTATCGTCCAAAACGGTGGGCACGAAATCTATTGGTGCTGGACGCACGACGGTATCAAAATTCCGACGTGGTTCGACACGCTACTTGCGCATCACGTTTTATATCCCCAACTTCCGCATAATCTTGCTTTCATCGTTTCGCAATATACCACGCACCCATTCTACAAAGACGATGGCGAGTCGTGGAAAGAAGGTGGTAACATAGACGACTTTTGGGTCTACAATTGCAAAGACGTTGCTCTCATGATTGCGTCGCAGCAGAAGATGGATAAGGAACTGCGCGACTCTGGAATGGATAAGTTCTTTTTTGACCATGTGATGCGTGCTCAACAGCATGTGGCCGAAGCAACCGTTCATGGTATGGCTGTTGACTTGGAGATTAAAGAGCATTTGATTAAACAGATCGGTGAAGACGTTGAGAAGCACTTGGCTAACTTTCATAGGTTAGTTCAAGAGATTACTGGTGATCCGGAATACTTTCCCAATCCCGGCAGTCCGAAGCAGATGCAGGAACTATATTTTGATGTATTGAAGCTCAACGGTAAGGGAACTTCCACAGATAGGAAGAACCGTGAGAACATGCTCAAGCATGACAACACGTCCCCGTTGAGCAAGGAGATAATTGCAGCAGTCAATCAATGGTCAGGTGAGGCAAAGTTCTTTAGTACATTCGCTACGGCTAAGCTTGGCGAAGATGATAGGATGCGCTGTGACTGGAAACAGTATGGCGTGTCACGCGCACCCGGTCGTTTGTCATCATCAGAGACGATTGATGGTCAGGGTATGAACATGCAAAATCAGCCGCAACGTGCGCGATCTATGTACGTCGCTGATCCGGGCATGGAGTTGGCGTATTTCGATTTGAAACAAGCTGAAGCAGTCGTCGTGGCTTACCGTGCGAATATTCCTAAGTGGAAGGAACAGTTTAATCGGATGCGAACCGACCCAACATATGATACTCATCGCGCACTTGCTGCGGAGATGTTCAATGTCCCGTATGAGAAGGTGCCGACTAAGGATTGGGACGAAAACTTTCAGCCGACAATACGTTATGTTGCCAAACGATGCAGGCACGGACTCAACTACCGTATGGAGAGGCAAACTCTTGCGGATGTTACAAAACTTCCCTACCATGAGGCGTCCCGCGCATTCATATTGTACCACCGAACGACTCCCGAGCTTGGGCGTTGGTGGAAGCAAGAGGAAATCACCTTCCGCCGGGACAGGGTTTTGTTCAATGCCTTCGGGCGGAGGCTCAAAGTGATCCAGCGTCTTGACGATGACGTGATGGACTCCATCATTGCTTTCTATGCGCAGAGTACGATCGGTGATAAAGTTGTCCAAGTTTGGTATCAGAGTGAGTCCGATGACAAGTGGCCCCTCGATGCCCGTATCTGTCTCGATGTTCATGATAACCTCGTTGCTATTGCTGCTCCCGGAAAGAGCATTAAGACAGCATTAGCTATCATGAAAAAATATGCTGAGCAAGCTATAATGATACAGGACGCATGGAATAATCCTGCGGTCCCTGTTAGTATCATTGCTGAATTGAAGCAGTCGTATCCCACACGGTTTGAATGGGATGCAGAGAAACAAAAGGGTGAATTTGTTGAGGATAAGAAAGGCTTCCACCGTTGGTCACATATGAAGGACGTTGAACTGTGACACACTGGCAGGAAACGATTGTAAGGAATTTAATAACGGCTGGTATGTTTGGTTTGAGTCAAACAGTGGTTTCGCGGCTCGTTCACAATCATGTGGAGTCGCCAGAGGTTACGAATTATTTGGAGTCGTTACGTGCTGAAGGCGCCGTCCAACGTTTCCGCGTGGACGGCGCCGTGCATTGGAGAGCAACGCAAGAGATTTACAACGTTGTTTGACTCAAACTAATAGTCGGTCAACGACGAGCCTAACAGGTGTTCAAGCACATCGCCCTTTGCTATCCACTCTGGCATTGTTGTGGGCTTCTTGTACGGGTCGAGGTCTCTAATCTTGACTTTCTTCCCGTACTTTGCTGATAGCTGTGCCTCAACCTTATCGAAGTTGAGCATGATTTCGCGGGCTGTGTTCTGTCTCTGCTGTTCGTAGAAGGATGCGACAGCCATTGGGTCCTTTGTATCTACGCGATTGTGTTGGAGATACTCTTTGACCTCTGCGTATTCTGGCGTGTCCATACGCTGTTGCCACGTAGCGATATTGCCTGCGCTAATATGCTTCATTGTGTTGAGCACTTTCGTCGCGCGGCTGTAACGCTGCCATAGACTTCTCTGCCCAATCCCACCTTTGCTCGGATCGTCCTTCGCTAAAGCATCGTGTACCATTCCCATTGCTTCGCGATACATAGGGTTCTCTGGCTTCGGTTGTGGTAAGCCCGGAGACAGCGTTGGTGGCGCACGGCCAAGCTTTTCATCTGCAAGCATGCCACCGGCTTTGCTCGCAGGCTTTGCTGATATAGCAATTGGTCCGCCTTCCAAGCCAAAGTTCTTGGCGTATTCATCAAGCATCTTAAACTCGGCTTGGCGCTCATGCATCTCTTTAATAACCCGAGTATTACCCGGCTGCTTCGGCACCATGCCTGTGACGTTGCGTACAATAGGAGTACGCTCAGCAAACTTCCCAACTGTTTGACTCACAAACGCACCGGGCTTGTGCCATCCTTCTGCTTGGATCATTGCATTGATGCCTGACCCAAACATATCCGCGAGCCCACCACCGAACGCACGCATGACGAGTTCAATATTGACAGGCAAGCCGACGTTCTGATCGAAGGCAAAGTTCTTCTTCTTGTACAGATCGCCTTCAAACAAACCTTGTGGTCCCGGTATGCCTTGTGTGCCAAGGTACGCATTAAGAAGTGGCGGCATTGGGATTGATGTGACAACGCCAACAGCATTGTGTGCTGCGTCACGGAAGTCTCGGCTGAACGAATACTGGTTGGATCGGAACATATGATCGAGTGCAATCTCCATCCAACGCCCAACCATTGCAGTTTCGTGATACTTGCCGGGTAGTTCAATGCCTTGAGATGCAGGCTTGCCCGGTATGCCAATATAATGATTGAGCATCGTGTTGTATGGACTACGATGGTTCATCATGTACTCAGTATAAGGAATGCCTTGTGGGTCTTTACCAAGTGACCTGTTCCAAAGGTATGCTGCTGCTGCTGGCATGGCCTGTGAGACATACAAACCAGCGACGAAACGCAAAGGGTCTTGCGCATACGCACGGCCGATGCGCTTCGCACCTTGGACTGTCACGTTGTACCAAGGGATCATTGTGCGACCGGCTTCTGTAGACGCACCATACAATTGCACGCCTTTGGTCATGCCACGTTCGATCAAGTTTTGAATGAAGCCTTGTCCTTGTGAATGATGGAACGGTATCTTTTTTCCTCCGATGCGATATTCACCACCAGCTTGCGGATCACCTGTGAGCCTGCGAGTCTCAAGAGCTAAGTCTTCCCTTGTCACACGACCGAAGTTTTTCTTTGCTGTGGCATATGCTGGTGCATTATGTACCGCTTCGAAGGTATGCTTCCAACCGCTCAGGAATACTTTGAGCGGACCAGTTGCATTCGTGATGGCACTGTTGAGTGCTGCATTGGAACGCTCTTGCTGCTGCAAGATTGTACCGTACCGTGCGCCTGCACCTTGTAGCTTTACATCGAGGCTATTCTTGTATGTTGCTTCCATGCGCCTACCAAGCCCTTGAAGCCACGGACTTGCATACTTACCAAGGTTCTGCCCTGCCCAATTGCCGAACTGTTGGTCGATCGAGCGTGCAAGGAACATTTGCATCTTAGGCGATAACTGCTGCGGTATCGCCATCAACGTCTCACCAATGTTAGGTGCCTGCCAACCAAGTCTAGCTGCCGTGTCTTTGATAATGAAATGCGAACGAAGCATGCTTACGGGCGCAAATGCAGGAGCTAAGAAGCCGGTCGTGGTTGACTCAAACAAGCGTTTTGTTCCAGAGAGAACCTCACCAGCCCAACTCTTTGCATAGTAAGGGTCCATCTTCATAATCGTTGCGAGCAATGGATCGGTTGTGTACCTCTCTATTTCGCCACGGCGTTTAATCTCAACAACGTTCTCTTTCCAATGCGGGTTCTGTCTAAGTTCTTCATTCGACACGCGCACAAACGAACCGGGCCTGTGCGCATTCATCATGTCAATGGTGATGCCTTTGGACTCATTCTCAAGTCGAGCACGCAAATTGGTTCGCAATTCATCAGATAAAGCAACGGCAGGGTTCGCATGGTTTGGATCGTTACGGCCGTAGTTAATTCCATGTACCTCTTCGCGGTTGAGACGATTACGTTCGTCTCGTGTCATTGTACCAAACTCACCATCTTCCATCACGCGGCGCATTTCCTTGATGTTCTCTCTAACAACGCCAGCATGCATACGCACTTCGGGATTGCTTTGGATAATTGCTTGGTTCTGCTGTTCGTAATACTGTCTATCTTGTCCTTTCCATTGCGGAGGTCCAGGTTGCGCTGCTTGTTGTGCAGGAGACGAAGCTTGTATTCTGCGCTCTATCTTACCAATCTCCTGCAATGCATTTAGGTTCGACACGTACAATGTTGTTGGTTCATCAACAACGTTGTTCAATTTCTGCAACGATGTGTTCACCTTAAACCTAAACGCAGGAGTCTGTGCAACACCGTTCTCAATGGCGCTCGATGCAAGGTTCGATGCCGCTCCGCGTGTTTGTGTTGACCACGTTTTCTCAAGTTCGATCACATCGTTTGCGTTCATACCCATACGCTTCCCAACGAGGGAAGGAACAGCATTAATATCGTCATACACTCGTGCAAGTTCATAACGTGTCGAATATGCTCTTGTCCCCGGTGCTGCATTTTCAACGAAACGTCCCGGCGTCGGTTGGAATACCTTACCGTTAGTGAACGTCTTGATTAAGCTTGGAGCAAACATAACGCCAACAGTCGCAGCGACCATTGCGGTCATGGGGATAAGATCGCTTCTCTTAAACTCAGCAGGCCCGCCAATGGTTTGGACCTGTGTAACTACTTTGTCATTCATGATCTTGAGATAATTGTCTGCGGCCTCTTCGTCAGAGAATTTACCAAAGTTCAAGCCGGTACGTTTGTATTGAAGAATGGCAAGCTCAGGCGTCAGGTTCATTGGACCACGGCCGGGTTGGACATAGATTGAGCCGTTGGGAATTAGGACAACATTACCTTCGTCATCTGTATACTTCGTCGCACTGATTTCTGTACGCAATGCACCAACGTCAAGGTTCCCCGGTTCAGAGTGACCGGGGACAGCAGGTTCAAAATCTTGTGTGACGTCTGTTGCCTTCTCTTTTTTCGGTTTCTTAGCACTCGCTGCGTTCGCATCACCGAAATACCAGTTGAAGAAGTTCATTGGAGATGAAGGTCCGAATAGAGTGTTGACTCCGAACACTCCGACAGACAAAGGGACAGTCACTTTGCCAGCAGGAGATAAGCTCTCACCTGTAATCTGGCCCATCTTCTCACTAAAGTTCTGCGGTTCAGGTACGTTGTCCAGACCCATCAGCTTCGATGTAGTCTTGCTGGACTCTTCTCTCCGTCGAAGGAACCAATCTTCAGCCTTGTCTGCTGCTGATGGTGATCCCGGTGCAATAATCCTGCCGGGAGTTGCAAGCACGCCTGATCCCCACGCGCCAAGGCTGTAGCCCATATTGGGAATGGCATCGAGAGCGCCTTTGATTGCGAACCGCGTCGGTCGAGACAATTGGTCCATTGTGCTCAATGCCTTCTGATTGTCCGGTATGGACTCAGGAGAGATTGGCATTGGCTCTTTGAGAATGTCGAAGTTCTTCGGTAACTCAGGAGGATTGAAAGTTAAATTGTACTTCGCAGGAGAGAAATTCGGTTCCTCTGCGTCTGCTGCGGTTGATGTAGGACCACGATAGATTGGCTCACCTTTGACGTACAAGGGTTGCTCGAATGTAGGCTCAAGTCTGTTCAATGCTTCGAGGTTATCAAGCGGATCACCTTCCTTCTGTGTCGGATCAAGGTCAGGAGGCAATTCAAATGACTGCGACGGGATCGGATGCGTCATCGGGAATGGCTGTCTCAATGCCTTCCACGGTGCTCGGTTCTGATTTGGTGTGACCCAAGGCTTTGTTTGACTCAAACTGTCCAATTCCTGCGCAGGAGACTGCATTGTCTGCGTCGCAGCGGCAACGGTCGTCGGCGTTGGATCGTTCGGGTTCGCAGGATTTTCATCCGGCCATGTTGGATCAGGCGCCTCGTCTGGACGCGGACGCGGAATGGGAACGAACTTCTGCTGCGCTGGATCGAACTGTACACCAGCGGGCGCAGGCATGTCAGTCGGTACGAACTTCTGCACGTTGTCGTCGAACTGAAGATAAGGCACGCTGCCTTTGATTGTCTCAGTCTGCACCTTGGTCGGAGGCACGCCCGGTTGACGAGCAACCTGACCGCCACGACGACCAGCCCATTCCCAATGACCGAAGTCAGGGTTCTTCCAATCGCCTCCAGAGATAAGACCCCACTTCGCCTCTGCCGCACGTATGACGTTATCGTTCTCTTGTGCCCATCGACGGAACGCAGGCGAAACACGATCACGTCCTACCTGATTGATATCTATGGCGTTGCCATAAGCATGTTGAGACAGCTTACCAGTGCCAGCAATGTTCCGATGACTGTGACCACCAACAGAATTGAGTGGTGCACCGGCATTCGCAAGGTCGTCGAGAAATCCTTGGAAGGAAGGTGCTGCTTCTCGGTGAACTGATAGAGTCCGTCCATTCGGAAGCTCAATGGGGACGAGGTTTTCACCGGGCGCTCCATGCTGGCCGCGCATGTAGTTAGCCCGCATTGGGCCTCCCTGCACAGGCATAGGGATGCGTTTTTCATCGGGAATGCCTCCGCGCAGTACAGGAGGAATGTCTTCCTCTGCCCGCGGATCGAGTAAAGATGGGTCGATAGCCTTTGGGCGCATACGTGGTTGCATCTGCTCAACCGGAGTTGGGTTGAACAATGCTGATCGGACAGGCTTCTGCCCCGGAACAGCCTGTGGAATAGGTTGTGCGAGAGGATCGACATTAGGATCACCCTCTGTTTGACTCAAACTAGGCAATGATTGTCCACGCCGCACTTCCTGCTGCGGTTCGAACGACGCAGGGTAACGGTCGTCAGGACGAGGGGCTCCCTGAGTAATGTCAGGGAGCCCTTCAAATCCCGGACCAGTCTCCGGAGGCGCTGCTTGGTCTTCGAGATAGCCTGTCTCGGGAGGTGCGCCGGGGGAACTCATATCTTACCTTTCGTCGATCATCGTCGATCGATCACTTTGTAGGTTTTCAAACTCTTCGTCGTCCATCGCGTACTGGTCAGGAGACTGACGCGGGTTCCCTCCTTCAGAGAGGATCAGTTCCATCATGTATTTAGGGAACCGTGTGTAGAATTCATGCAAGACACTATCAGTTGGATTTTCTTTCATGTATTCCATGTCCATTGCAGTCGGAGTCTCGTCGCCTTGCCATTCGTAATCATCGTCTTCAGTAGATGCACCTTGCATTTGCGAGCGGACGTCTTCGAGTTCGCCTTCGGTTTCGGCACGGCGAGGATCGTCCATCATACCTTCAATGCCTTCCATCGGAGGCTCGCCTTGAGGCATGGGCATCTGCGGAGGCAAGAAGTCACCAGTCGGAGGAGGTTCACCACCTTGCGCCATTCCTTGTGACTGCGGACTGAGCGGTGCAATCTCAGCCTGCTGTGGTCCACCTTGCATCATTGGAATGTTACCACCACCAGGAGGCATTGCACCGGGAGGCATTCCTGCGCCACCGGGCATGCCTCCACCTCCTTGTTGCATGAGCATCTGAAGCACGTCCTGTATTGGATTACCGGGCATTGGATTACGCCTCCTGTTGTCGATTAAACGCCGGGGTAGAAGCCACGGTCCATATCAACGGGATATTCTTCTTCGTTCTTGTTCCGTTGTTCTTCAATATCAAAATACGGCTTCTTCATATGAGGTGCCATGCGCTGCTTATCGTCCATGAGTTCATTAGCCAACGCAGCGTTCATATGATCGGGGTCGTCTTCGCTTCCGATTGGATATGGTGATCCACCGCCTAACGCCGGACTCATAGGCGTTGCGTTCTGATAGCCTGAGAACGATGTTGTTTCATTCTTTAGTTGCTGTGGAGACAACAACGTTTCTAAAATTGATTGCACTGGCTGTGTCGATACCAGTTGCATAAGCATTTGCGGGTTCTGCGTCGCTTGCTGCATCATCTGTTGCAGCACCAATTGAATTGGATTAACGGCCATAACCCATCTCCATCAAAATCTGTTGTATCTCTTGTGGAGGCAAGCCCATTGTCATGAGCATGTCCAAGATGGCTTCGGGGTCCGGCATGTTACCCTTCTCCGAGCCTGTGTGACTCAAACGGTCAGGTCCAAAGTCACGACCCTCCATCGGTCCCGGCTTTGTGCCAGACGGCGCACCCGGACGCTCGGCCATCAGCGGTACTTGAGGTCCGGGTGCGCGCCTTCCGGGTGCGCTAGATGGATGTGTCTGATCCATTCTAGTTGGTCCCGGAACGGCCTCGAAATTCCCTCCATGCCGGTCATACGTATACGGTTGCACGGCTGTACTGATGACACCATCACGGACAGGAGACTTCGATCCGCGTGCAAGCTGTGCAACGACAGCGGCGATGGTAGGGTTATCGATGCCGGGCATTAGTCAAAATCCGCGTTGTAACTGTTCGTCCACCTATCATCATCGACAGGGGCGTAGTTGTTCTGCATCACACTGTACGCAGGTTGATCGTATTCATCACCGTACTGCTGTTGTTGTTGTTGCTTGCCTCCACCTTTACCACCAATGCCACTCAATGCTTTGGCGATACCGCTGAAGTCAGGTGACTTGCCTGATGACTCAGCAAGGTTCTTGAAGGCTCCTCCGATTGCAGAACCTCCTGCGGTCAACGCTTGTTGCATCCCTGTGAACTGCTGTTGCTGTAGTGCGGCCAACTTGTCTGGAGTGTCAGAGAACTTAACAGGCATATCACCACCAAGGTCCATGAGTTTCTGCAACTCAGCTAGGACTGGTAGTGTGGACTCCGAATGCATCTTCGATCTTGCAGCATACTCCTGCGCAGCTTGCGTCTTCGCTTGGAGCATGTTCGACGCTAACGTACCGCCTGCGGCATCGGACGTGGCCTTACGAATAGCAGCAGCATCTGCACCGCGTCCTTCACGCATCGCAGCCGTCACCATCTCAGTGTTCTTTGAGCGTTGCTTGTCTCGTTCGACACCGGCGAGTAGATCAGTCAATTCATCGCGGATCGATAGTTCGGACTTTGGTCCACCATACCGCCACTGAGCCAAGACGCGATTGTAGTCTTTGCCTGCTTCGATACCACGCTCACGTTGCTGCACGCGAATGGCTCGATTGCGTGCAGCATCCTCTGTAACTGAGCGGAGTTGTTCCGCTTCGCCTGCCTTGGTAAGCTTCTCCTGTGTTGGAGTGAGCGCAAGCTTCCATTCATCAAGGAGGTCATCGTAACTTTGCTTGTTGCCATACGCATCACTCCGCGCAGCCGTGGACAAGCGAAACTGCTTGTCCGCGTTGCGTTTCTGGAACTGCAAATTCATCCAGTTGATGATGTTCGCAGTTTGCTGAGCCTGTGCGGATAGCGCAGCCCCGGCGAGGCTCGCACCGGCTCCAAGGATACCACCGATCATTTCCGCCATCTCATGCTCCTAACTCAGAAGATTGCGGCGGGCTTATTCTGCGTGTCATCTTCCTCGTCATCGACACGATCATCAGTCGGCGTTCCGGCAAGCGCACCCGGATCGAACGGTGTATTCTGCGCGCCTTGTGCGGCACCTGCAAGCGTACCAAGGCCAGCAGTGTCGAACAGATTACCAGTGATGCGAGAGCGAATGTTCGTCCCGAGTGTCGAGAGGAACTCGTTCGTCAAGCGATCAGCCTCCGAGCCGAAATCACCAGCATTGAACGGCTGGTCAACCCGAAGGTTCGCAGCACTTTGTCGTCCACGATTTGCAACATCGCGGAGGCTTTGCTGACCAGTTCCGAGCAATCCGGTTCCGATTTCATTAAGGCGTGACTTGACGCCTGCACCTTGTCTGTCAAGGTCTGCCTGAGCCGCAGCGTAGCCCGTATCGGTAATGACGCCACGATCAAGCATGCGCTTGATAATGTCATCGGCCGATGCACGTTGTTCTGCCTCTGCACCTGCGAGGTACGGATCGTCCACTGTCCAACCAAGTCGGCGCATCTCGAAGTCAGGGGCGAACAGCGTATCCAAATCGCGCGCTGCCTTTGAGCGTTGACCGGACTCAACGTCACCATACACACTGGCGCCAATGTCTTTGAAGTATCCACCCGGATTGGGATCGTCCGGGGCAACACCGGACATGATCGAGTTGAGCTTGCCTTCAATGTCGGAACTGTGTCGTGCAGGATCGAGTCCTTGCTGACGGAAATAGTCTTGGGCCGAGGCACGACCACCTGTCTGCGCAGAACTACGCAAACCGAGTAGTTCCTCCTTCCGAGCAGCAGCCTTACGATCTTCGGCATCACGCGCTTCTTTGGCAGCGGCTTGTCTCTGAGCCTCAACCTGAGCGGAATTGTCTGGAGGCATTGAGGGTGCGGACATTTCACTCTCCTTGTTTGAGTCAAACTAGAACAAGACATTTTCTTTTGTCGGATCGTATTCAGTTCCACGCGAAGCACCACCGCCTTGAATAGTATTTGCGTATGGTGTCTTGTTTGATAAGAATGCTCCCGATCCGAGATTGCCAATGCCGGGTAGGTTCGCGGTACTGAACACAACTCCCGGTCCACCAGCATTTTTGCGAAGGTCTTTACCAAGGCTCAACATGAACTCATTACCTACAGTGTCCATGTCAGGCGCGCTTGTATCGTATGAAGCGTCGAGTCCAATGTTTCCTAAGGCGTTGCGACGACTGGTCTGTTTTTGACCAAATGCTGTGTTACCACCACCGATCAATGTCTCGCCAAGGGTATTCAATTTACTGGACCCTAACGTTTGCTGACGATCCAAATCGGCGCGTGCTAATCCTGCACCGGCTTCGTCTGTCAGTCCACGAGCAAGCGCATTGTTCACATACGTATCGGCACCGGCGCGTTGTTCACCAAGGATCGTATTGATTAGATTGTCGTCAAACGTTGTCCCGAATGGGTTCTGATAGCTGGAATTGACAGCATCAAACGCTGATTTGGCTGTGTTACGATATTCACCAGCCAATTCATCGTACAAGCCTTCACCAAGACCTGAGAACAATCCAGACTCGCCTAGATGTTCGTTAGTGATCCCTGCGAGACGTGACGCGATGCTATCCATGATCTGTTGATTGTACTTGTCCGGGTTCGCACCCTTACCCATGAAGTATCCACGGATGCCTCCACGGGCTTCTGTCGTCAAGTCACCACGCGACGGGGGTGCTGGCGGGGGCGGAGGTTGTGGAGGCGGTACTGTAGGTGTGCCTCCGCCCGGAGTAATTGGTGTTTGGTCAGTAGGAGTGAACAACTTCGGATTGCGGTACTCCTTCATACCGAAGTTAAGATAATGCTCTAATGGATTGACACCCGCAGCAGCAACGTCGCTGTACTGACTGAGATAATCACTGGTATCGAATAGCGATGAAGGATCGCGTCCTTCATGCCACCCAAATTCATTGTAATGACCAAGCGGATCAACACCAGCAGCTTTGACGTCCGGATTGTGTCCAAGGTAATACTCAGGGTCCCAATAACCTTGGTAATCAAAAGGCTTCGGTTTCGGAGCCTCAGGCAACAAGCCCTTGCTGCGATAGAACTCTTCCTCAGTTCCTTGCCACCCGATAGCTTTTAAGTAATCTTGTGCAGCAGTCATTGACGTGTCCCCATCATCTCTGCGACTTCAGGGTTGCGTGGTTTGTAGTAATAAATCGTGCCGACAGGCTCATACTCACCGTAACGTTGCAGGAGCTTACCGAGTGTGTCCTGCTTGAAGCCACCTGTTTGAGTCGCACTGATGATCGTTGCGCCTGTTGCGATGGCCCAATCACGATACGCGAACATGAGCTTGAGAACGTTAGGCAAGCTGCGCCAAGCCGGATCGATGTAGAGGAATATATCCCCTGTCAGCTTGTCCCAAGACAGAAGCTGAGTAACGCAATAGCCACAAACACCACCAACAATATCGCCATTGGGAGTGACGAGTACGCGGGCCATAAAACGATCTTCACTTTTGAGCCCATCCTCTAATAGCTGGTCCACACGTTCCGCGACGACTTTGATGCCTTGATAATGAGGGAGCTTCGGCACTTCAATCATTACCTTACCACGGATGGTCGGAATGTCTTCACGCCTGTACTTGCGCACAGTCGTAACTTGACGGTTGCTACCAGTATTCTCTGTTTGACTCAAACTCACCGCCTGAACCTCCCCTTTGAAAACAGATACCGAAGGCCAGCGAACGTCAATTGCTCCTTCGTACTACCTGTTACACGAATTTTCACAGTCTTGAACTTCAGAGGGAAGCCATACAACTGTGGATCGTTGGACAAGATGCCGTCTAATGCATCGTTGCCGACAAACTGCGCTGTCAGTGCTGGCGTACCTTTGAACTCCACGAACGCTGTCACTGTGAACGCAGCCGTACCTCGTGTGTCAATCGAAATAAAACGCAACTGCTTCAAACGCATTGGCGAGCGACCATCGATCCACGGCAACTCAAACGTGAATGGGACGTTCTCGCCAAGATATTCTGTCCAGAACGCAGGGTTCGCTGCACGATCTTGTGCGAATGTTGCTGGTGCCAATGCGCTTTGATGCGCGATGTTGCACTTGAACGATTTGTTCAGTACCGAGTCCAGAACCATGTCACCAACAGCGAAATTCATGGCATTCGCCCAAAACTTCGTCCAGTGATTGAGAAGATCACCAAGGTACTGTTCGCCGGGAAAGATATCATTCCCCATCTGATAGATGTTCTGCCGACCATTGACATGACCTGCTAGAAACACCCGACCTAAGAACGACTTGCACCCCGCAACACAACGAAGTCCTGTACCTTCATAACGAGTCCATGACTCGTATTTCAATTGCTCATTGGCTTGGTACACATACGTTGTCCCAACGGCATCGTTCGTGAACAGATACGTACAATGCTCGATTGGATTGTGTACCATATACGGTTGTGAAATCGGAACAGGAGGCAAGCCCGACCGCCACGCAGGTTCGATAAGCGAACTGAGGAACCGACTGTCAATATTACCAGAGAACAGATTGCGCTTTGCACTTGCCATGCCATCATAGCCAGAGAAACGCAAGTCGTTCTCAATCGTCGCCATACAACGATGATTGACCAATCCAAACTGAGGCATTTCATCAACGAAGCGAGGAACGTGTGCAGGAGGCGTAGCAGTATTGTATTCTCCAAGCGTCACGATAAGCGACTGCCCACGGAAGAATACAATTAGGTACTGTCGATACCCTGCAATGCCGAGAATTTCAGGTGCGCCTGACGGAGCGTATGCACCCACGTCGATGCTGATCGCGTCATTCGGAGGCGCTTCACCGGGAAATGTCCCTGCCGTACCTTTCGAACTGATATACACAGTCGTTAGTGATGCAGGAAGGCCAGCGACGCAATGATAATTCGATGCAATGCAACCGAACTTACCAATCGGAACATTGACGTTACTTCCTGATGCAAGGTCAGCTAAATACTTCGGGACATATGTAGGTCCAATGATAATCGGTTTATCAACTCCGTTATGGATAATCAATTGGTCTTTCCAAGGAACAAAATCAACCTGCGTGGTTGCACTCCAACCACCCGGAGCACCGGGCAAAGCTGCTGCAATCGTTGGTGTCCACAGAACGAATGGATTGCCATTGTTATCAACGCTAGCAATCTGTCCTGTTGACGTAACAACAATGAGCCTGTTGTTGAAATACACTATGTCAATGATATTCCCTGTACACACTGTATGTGTGTATGAAAAAAGCTTAGTACCAAACCGGAGATGCTGCGCACCGGCAGGGGTCCGGTGGAGGTTCAGCAACTCCGGCTGGTACTTCGCATCCATGTTCGTGTCTGCGTCAACGACATTCCAGCCGCCACCGAAGCCACGCAACACGATTTCTTCCAACTTGCTCTTGGCAAGCTTCTTAGGAGGGGGCGCGTTGAACAACGAGACGTTCATTGTTTGACTCACACAAGGTCAATATGGATTGGTGAACCAGTTCCTTGGCAAATCGGTACTCCCACCGTAACCAGTCTTTTGATTGGCAAGCGAATTCATGATGTCCCGGTATTTACTGTCCATCATGCTCTGGATATCGGCTTTCGCCTGCGGATTAAGATCGTCACCAGACAACGCAACAAAAGCAGTCCCAAACGCAAGTAGATCACGGTCCATTTCCACCGCCGTAGCATTTGCCCATTCCGTTCCTGGAGGCAGTGGGTGTTGACGCGCCTTCACATTGATCGAGCCGATTGACGCAACAGGCACGATCTGAATTTTCTTAGTCGCGAACGATGCGTGGCCTTGGTTCAAACTTGTCCAGAACCGTGGGATCGTCCCCGACACTGTGAACGGGTTCACAGCTTCGGGCAACGTTGGAAGGCTTGCGTTCTCTTTGTCACGATGCACCGCCGCGAAGTCGTCGAAGTCAATCACGTTGATGAAAGACGTTGGCGGTACAACGGTGCCGGTAACGCCATCAAGAACACACGATTGCCAAGTCGTGTATTGCTTCCACCAATGCTTCTTGAACAGCATGTTGAAAGCGCGCCCCGCATCTTTTATCATGCGAGGCTCGCTGTACAACTGCGTACCAACACCAGTCACTTCGCCCAAGATGCCGAGAGCATCTTGGACGATCTGTTGGATGGTTACAGACATGACTGACCTATGCGAAGTAGTGCCTGATCCCGTGCAGTCCACCGTTTCCATTGACGTTCACGGAGTCGTCACCAATCATGGCAACAAGAAACTCCTTGAGGCCATCGAACGCAGCGGTTGGATTGTACAACCCACGAGGGTCGCCAGTCGCAGACGTTGCCGGATCGGTCATCACACCCGGAGTGAACTGCGCACCGACAGCGACCATCACACCGCCTTCACGCGCCCACGTCACATCGCCACGGTACGGAAGACCAAGCGAGTCACCAGACGTGATCGACCACGTAACGGCGTTCGTCGATACGGTCACGATCCTCGCGCTGGTGATACGCTTGAACGCCTTCGCACCGGGGATAGCAACTGCCGAGCCGTTGACGCCTGCGATGCGCTGAAGGATCGGCTGACCGAGATAGTCATATCCACGCCAGTCAATCTGCCCACCCGAGGCACCCGGATCGGCTGACGGCGTGAAGATCAATGTCCTACCGTATGTTTCCGGTAGGGTAATGTTGATTGCAACCGTCGTACCGATGGCTGCGTTGGCCGCGATACCCGATTGCAAGACCGCATTCGCCGCCGGAGCACCGAGATTGAACTGCTGCGGTTGCGTGTGGTCAATGGCGTTCGAGTATTGCATGGCAGGGACGTACATATTGATCCCCTGCTCAAACGCTTTGCGATCACGAAACATTCGTCATCTCCCTTGTCTTGTGTGAGTCAAACAGGCGTGGCTTCGGCAAGTTGAAAGACACCCTTGCCCATCATCTCGGGCATGATGTTGCTTCCTGTCTTCGCCGTTGCCAACCGGATCACTTGGTCTTCCATCGAACGCCACGCACCTTTGCGGGCGTTGTCATCTTGCGCGGCCAGCATCCGGCCGAGAGGGCTGTTTGGATCACTCAAGCCCTGCATATTGATGATTGGAGCTTCACCAAGACGCAGGTTGTAGTGTTTCAAGTCTTCAGGCGTTTTGAGCCTGACAACGTGACCACGAGGGAAGTATACGAGATAACCCGCATCTTCCTCGATGATGACTTCCTGAAGACCCTTGCCAGCCTCGTACCGATCTTGCTTTCGCTTCACGGTGCCTTCGAGATGCACAACGACATAGGCAAGCCGTGCCCCGGTGCGATTGCGCATCACTGAAATGTCCGACATAGGTGCCTCAGTTGGTGAGGTACGCATGCGTCCTGTATTGACGCCACGTACACAGTTGACCTTCCCACACGACACGGCGGCCGATGGCATCCATGTCCCACGGAGCGACGAGCTTCTTCACCTTCATGTTCACGCCTTTGAGAACGTGAAGGGTCAGATATTCTTCGTTGACGAAGTAGCAGACGTTCGCCGGGAGCTTCTCGTCAAAAAGGAGCGGGACACCGTTGTGCGTGGTCCCAACAATACCGAGATTGACGAGTGCTTTGCCAGTTCCGGTTGCATTGAGAGCGATCTGCTGTTTGTCGCGAGCAGCCGCTTTATGCATCCGATAGATGTTCCGTCCTGCGAAAATGACGGTCGGCTTCGGAGATGCTTGACCATCGGACTTCCTGTTCAGGTCCAGTTCGATGATATCGTCGAACGCCTCTTCGAGATTCTCCGGGGTCAGTGTACCCGCGAAGTTGTACGAGGAGTTGCGCCACT